TGCTGGAATCCCTGCAGGCCATGTACCATCTGCCTTTGGATAAAATTTCTTTGCAGGGTCAAGTTCACCCATGCGAAACGCATCACCAGTGCTTGGAGTCACCTGATACACACCACTCATACTGTTCGTGGGTGCAGCTTCGTCCAATTTTTTTATCTTCTCATCCAACTTTTTGGACTTCAGATGATTTAATGCCTTGCTAAATTTGTTCTTCTTCACTCGAATTACATCTCCGTAATTATATTTATGAAATCTGTGCCAACGGGATCTCCATAAAGATGTCCTCCTAGAAAACCTAAATTAGTTACTCTTGAGTGAGTTGCATTGGGTGATGTCGTTGTAACATCATGGTAGATGTTATCTTGAATCCAAATAAAACGATTTGGTTTTGCAAAGATACCATTTCGATATTCTTCCTCAACTGCTTTTGTAAATTTTATTTGTCCCTCCCAGTTCTCATCCCAGTGTGGGTGAATATAAAAAACATATGATCCTGTATCAATATGTGGCCCGTTGAAATTACCATGTCCATAATTTGGTGGGCGATATTGATTGTGAGAAAAATTTGCAATCTTACTTGCTTCCTCAAAATGTGGTTGATATATTTGAACTTCTTTCATTCTTTTGAATACAAGATCAGTTACATCCCTCCATAAATCATCTCTTGTATCATGATGATTTGGTGAAAAATATTCTGTTGATGATGCGACTCTTGAAGATATTGAATTAAAATCAGATTGACTTAAAAAATTATCAATTAAGACACCAGACCTACATGCCATTTTATTAACTATTTATTCCCAGTACTCATCCAACACTTCTAATACATTTGTGAGTATACGATTCGCTGCACCTCTCTGACGATCATCCCACTCTGGATACCAAGACTTGTCATATAAACCAGTTTTCATTCTCATAATTTTTCCGGTCATAACAACCTTGTTTAATCGTCCATTCATACACACTAAAAAACCTCATACTATTTAAAGGTATGAGGTATTTAAAAGTCAAGTTAAAGTGTTTGTTTCAGCACAAGGATGATAATGCCGATCATGGCCAATCTGCCATTTATAAGTTCAGCATATCTCCAATAAGAGTGTGACCAGTCAATCATAATTAGACGTTTAATGTATGAACATTTATATAAGAAAAAGAAATCATAGCTGGGATCACCCAACTAAAAGGTAAGAACATTCTTATTTTTTCTTTATGTTTATCCATCAGATTAATCCAAGTGATCCTGCTGCTGTACCTATTATTATAAAGAAACCAAATTCAATAAGTGAATAGTATGGATGATAAAATACTTTTTTCATGCGAACGCGACTGATCCTACACCTGAGTAGATATATATCGCTACGATTGTTGTGAATAAAATGTGTTGCATTATGCTCCTTGGTAAACTGGTGTCATTACTCCACCGCCCTCGTCGTCATCGTCATCATCATCAGCGACACGGAAGAACATTTCAACAGCAACGAGAACGCTCATTGGATAGAAAACCCATGCAAGAGCTTTCCACACTGGAAATGAATCTGATGCTAATTGAAAATCTAACATATTAATTGTAACATTTGTTAATAATATTTAGTTTTGTAAACTTTTAAACAAAAACACTAGTGAAAGTGCTTGTTCCTAATGCCAACATAAAGATGTATGGCACAACTTTAAATGGTACTGGATGTCTTTTCATTACACAAAACCGGGTATGATTTGACCTGTTGTTAAGTAAGCACCGACTGCTGCTACGAAACCAAGCATTGCTGCACGACCATTAAGTTTTTCAGCGAATACTTTTTGCTTTTCGATTTCTTTTTTCATTTAGAAAATACCGGGGATGATTTGTCCTGTTGTTGCGTATGCACCTACTGCTGCAACGAAACCAAGCATTGCTGCCCATCCGTTAAATCTTTCTGCTTCTGGAGTCATGAGTTTGTACCTTTTTTGAATTGTGAATTGTGAATTGAATTTCATTTGTCAAAATAGACCTGGCGCTATCCATCCGAATAGACCGTAGTTGATTGTGCCGATTACTAGACCAAGCATCGCAAGACGACCATTGACCTTTTCAGCATATCTCCAATAGGAATGATGTCTATCCATTAGAATACACCAGGAATGATTTGACCTGTTGTGATGTATGCACCTAGAAGTGCAACAAAACCAATCATAGCCCAACGACCATTTACTTTCTCTGCATTCTGAGGGTATCCTTCATAGGAAACACTATCATCAATGTAAGGTCTTGTTTCATTTGGGAAAGCATTTTGTCTTCCACCTGATTCTGTGGTAACAGTCATTGAATTATTAAGTTATGTAACTATATTATATATAAAATATTAAATTTTGTCAAGTTTCTTAACATTTGGATATCAAAACATAAAAAAGGAGGTCTTATGACCTCCATAAGTTACACTTATGTAACATAAAAAAGACTCTCCACTATGTGAAGAGTCTTGGGTTGTTCCGTTTTGCAGAGACCGCACGATAAGGTCTCAAGGTTATTTAGAAAGTGAACTTAACACCTGCTTTAGCAGACCAGTCAACATCATCTTCAGCTGTTACACCAGAGATTTCACCATAGAATTTATCATAAGAACCACCAAGGTATCCAATGAATTCTACATCACCAAACTCATCAGCAGCTTCTGTGTGAGTCACTGTAGGACCACCAGATACATACCAACCAATTCCACCAGGAGTTTCTCCCTCATATCCTACTACTGCTTCTAATCCACCAGATGTATATGCTCCATCAGGATATGAACCAGTTGCTTCTAAATTAACATATGGACCAGCAAAAGCTGCACCAGATACTAGAAGAGGAGTTGCTGCTACTGCAGCTATTGTTGATTTAATCATTTTATTTGTTATTGTCTCGCATGGGTAAAAGAAAAACCCTTGCGGATGGTAGTTTTCTCGACATAGAAAACTGTTTACATCTACATAGGGTTACGATCTTTCGAGTCCTTTGTATAATGTTATTTATGTGAACTGTCACATGTGCCAGTTACACTATATTTGATTCTTAACATATTGTCAAGCTTTTTGTGGTTCATTGAGTGTGGATTCCACTACCCTACCCAAATAAGGATCATAATCCATGAGATGATCTATCTCAGTTTGTGCACCATTTTGACTCCAATATGCAAACTGAGCATCATAATTACCTTTATGAAATGCATTTATATGTTCTGGATGTATAGAAGAACCTAGATCTAGTTTGTATAGAAGAAGTGGAATAGTATATGTATTACCAGAATTATAAAGTAAATCATCAGCCACTGGTCTTGGTCTTACACCATTATCTAATCTATACTTATCCTTTCCTCTCCAATGCAACTTCATCATCTTCTCTGCATGATGTCTGGTAATAATATAGCAAGCAGTTGAGAATTCATTTACAAATCTTTTATGAATTTTTAAATTTACATCACCTGTACATATCACAGCAATTTGAACTACATCCCAATCATAAGGAATCTTGGCATAGAAATCACTCCAAGTAAAATTCCAATATCTTACTAGATCTAAACTACAGTCATCTTCCATCATAACTGCATATGGACTATCAGATGTATCTAACCAATGTCTAATTGCTTTAAGATGTGAAGTTGTACAACCAACCTCACCACTGGACAAGTGATCAGGATATCTACCTTTTAGAATATCACTAAGATCATCCTCCCTACCATCATATGCAGATATTCTTGTATAGTTTTCTATTTCCCAATACTTAAACTGTGCTTCCATATAAATCTTTCTCTCTGGTTGTTCATCCAGATTAAGATAGTATACAGGACCAAAATTCTTTAACTTATGTGCTGATTTATTTCTATCCATGTAGCAAATCCATTATGTCTATTGTAGGAAACCATCCCAGTTTTGTCAATTGGGTAGTGTCAGCACATAAAGAATCAGGTTCACCTGGTGTATCTTCTAAGATAGGAAGATCACTCTTACCCATTCTCATTGCTAGTTCTAAAACAGAATAATTTCTTCCTGTTCCTATATCCAACACACCTCTAAACTTATCTGGTATTAGATAACAGATTGCTCTAACAACATCATGTACATGAATCCAATCTCTCTTATGTCTTGTTAAATATTGTGCTGTATTATCTTGTAGCATTCTATAAAGCATATCCTCTCTACTTCCTTGCTCAGACCAAACATTGAAGAATCTCATACCAACACTATTAAGTGGTGCTTGAATTTCATTCATCTTCTTTGTTATTGCATAGGGATTCTGCCACCAACCATGTGCACCAGCAGAACTTGCATACAACAACCTAATATTATACTTTCTACAATAATCAAATAATGGTTGTGATTTTTTAACATTGTTCTCCCAAAATTTATCTGGATTTTTTACACTATCTCTAAGAGCAGCATATGCAGCAAGGTGTATAACAACACTATACATTTTATCAGTTTTAAAATCACCAATATCATCTGGTCTATCTAGACCATCTACATCATAACCTATTTGAGTTAGATGCTCATAGACATGACTACCAATAAAACCTTTATGTCCTGTAACTAAAATTTTCATTTGTCTTTAAAAAAATCATCACATTGTATTCCTTTATCATCTATAAAGAAATCTGCATGAGGTTTACCTAATATCAAATCATGATATTTACAACCCCAATCTTTAAGTTGTTGTTCTGTAAGATCAAACAATAGAGCAGATGCTTTTACACTAGCATTTGGATCATCACTAAATCTACCCATACCTCTGGCAGTAAAATATGTTATATGATTTCCTTCATCATATAATTTATTAATAGTTTCTATTCTATCATTCCAAGGTTCTGCTTTTTCATATGCTCTTCCTACTGTGGGTGTACAAATAGTTCCATCAATATCAACACAGTATCTCATATTAATCTCCCCTCTCTATCCTATTACTATCTGAATCAAAATGTTGAGTAGAGAACTCAAATAATTCAGTATCCTTCAGCGCAAACATTTGATGCTTCAAACCTGTAGGAACATGAAACTTA